GTTGAGTCCATGCTTTATGCGCACCTGCAAGGGCACAAGTTCATTCCGGGCAAACACCTTTGCAGCTTTCTCCACATCGCCGAAGCCGCCGGCATTGTTGGGCATCATGCCCATGAGCTGGGGCGGCACCCGGTGGGCGGCCAGAATGTCATCGCGGCTTGAATTCTTGATGTTCAGGAAGTCGTCTTTGGCCGCCACCTCGCTGATGGGTATCAGCTTGATTCCGTCACCCTTGCCGTTCGGGGCGTAGTAGAAGAGATTCTTGAAGTTGCCGACACCCTTGGTTTTGACAAGCTGGGATCGCATGGCGTCAATGTCTTCTTGATTCTGGGCAGGGTCCGTCACATAGAGGATGAAGCCCGCGTGCGAGCCGTTGGCGTAGTAACGCCGGCGAAACAGAGTTGCCGCCTCATTCAGGAAGGCTGACTGCAGTGCGCCCAGGTACTGCGGCAGGCCGTACACCTCTTGGTGCAGATCCGGCTCACGTAGATGGAACACCTTGCCTTTGGGGAATTCATGCTCGCGCACATAGTCCTCAAGAAAGAAATAGGTGTCCAGCTCCACGCCGCGCCGCGTGTACTTGCCAAGAGAGTGGCGCAGCTCAAGCAGCAGGCTGCTGCGGCTGTCGCGCCGTTCAAGGAAGCCATTGCCCAGCACCAGATAGTCCAGCGCGAAGGCCTGGAACGTGTCAGCGCTGAGCCAGCGGCTGGGTTTGAAGGTGCTGGTCAGAACATTGACCTTGAAGCGCAAAGCGCTCTCATGGTGGGCGCCTACGCGTAGGGTGCGTGCCAGTTCGCCAAAGTCCACAGGTGGAACATAGTAGCGGCCGTTGTTCAAGCATTCGGCGTACTCCATGATTGCAGCCCGACCGCCGATGACAGGCTCGGGTTCGCCGAACGTGAACATCTGGGGAGAAACGGAAGGGGCAACTTCTGCTGCTGCGGCCTTGGTGGGCGCTTCGGTGGAGCTCATTCGGATACCTCAAAAAATGATTTGGTTTGCGTGGTGGCCAGGCCGGTGCCCTCTTCCAACGGCTCATGCGAGAGCGCGTGCATCGTGGCCCAGGCCAAATCGCCATGGCCGGTTTCAGAGCTGCGTCCGGCGGTATAGGTCACGCTGCGACCGCTGGCGGTCATCTCGCGCTTGACCGCCATGAACGCGGCGGCCAGATCCTTGTCGCCAGCATCAAATTCAAGACGGCCAGCACGCATGACGGCCTGGGCCTTGAGCACCAGCATGGTTTTCGACTCAGGCGTGTAGCGGATTCCGCGTACAGCCGGGAAGAACTTCTTCACCAGCTCGTAAACTCCATACCCCATACCGTTGTTATCAATCGTCATCTTCTCGACGTTGTAGGAGTCGCAGACCTTTTTAATGGTTGCGGCCTGGACTTCAAAGTCAACGCCGTGCAGCTGCTGCTTATAGAGAATGCGGAACTTGCCGCCGGGCTTTTCGGGTGGAGCCAACACCACCAGCGCTGCCTTGTCGCCGTTTAGGCTGGGGTCATAGCCAGCCCACACACGCTTGTGACCAAAGGGCCGCTGTGCAAATGCCTTGAAGTCCTTGCGCCAGGCATCCCAGCTATCCACCATGCAACGCTGTAGCACTGACAGGGGGAACACCGCCAGCGCGTCATCGATGAAATGGCACATGTAGAGGTTGTTGAAAACATCCTCTGCCTTGGTGCGCTTCAGCTCGGCAATATCGAACAGATCGCAGCCACCGCGCTCGGCATCTTCCACTGTGACAATGTGGCGCCAGATGCCATCGGCACCACGGGCGCCGTCTGCCAGTGCAGCATGGGAAATATCAATCTTGATATTCCTGTCCTGCATGTGCGAGCCATCCCATAGTGCATGGGCTTGGTGCTGGATGCTAGATGGCGTGCTGAAGTACGTAAGGTGCCACTTCTTGTGCGACGACATGCCGCTGGCCACGTTGTTCAGCTCGGTGAAGTTATTAGTCCAGAAGTACTCGTCAAAGTACAGATTGCCGTGGTAGCTCTGGGCTGTCTTGCTGTTCGTGCCCAGGAAGTACAAGGTGGCACCGTTGGCCAGGGTGATCGGGTCACCCGTCAGCGTGACGCCTGTAACCTCTTTCACGAAGGCCGTGATGTAGTGGCGGAAAACATAGGCCTGCGAGCGACTCGCAGACAGAAAGATCTGATTGCGACCAGTCTCCAGCGCATCAATCAACGCTTCACGGGCGAAATACCAAGTTGCACCGATCTGTCGGGATTTCAGGATCTGGCGGACGCGCTCGCCAATGTTGTCCCACCAGACATGTTGATAGTCATAGAGCGAAGCAAGGAAAGCCTCTTTCAGCTTCTGCACATCCTCTGGAGAGAGGAAATTCTTTGTGGGCTTCTTCTTTGGCCCTGCATTGCGCGCGTCAATATTCGGGTTCAGATCGGACTCACGACCTGATTTCTCGTACTTGTGAATACGCGCCAAGCGCTCTATCTGCCGGCCCAGCAGATCAATCTCCCGGCAGTCTTCTCCCGTCTTCTTTTCCTTGTTGATCAGCTTTATCAGCCGGGCTTCAATGGTCCCTTCTACACGCTGCGTTGGCGCTGCTTCGTCCCAGCCATCCGCCTTGTGCCACCCGTAAAGCGTGGTTCGCGGAATCTTCAAGTGTTCGGAAATGTGCGTGAGCCGCCAGCCGCTCCAGAACAGCCCGCGTGCCTCAAGGCGCAGGCCGGCAGCCATGTCCAGAGCGCGGGCCTGTTGGGGTGTCGCTGTCGGTGCGGCCTGGGCTGCATCGACGCGATCGAGGGGAAACGGAAAAGGATTGGCCGCGCCCGCGCCTTTGCGGGGCTTTGAATGTTTGGCCACCGCCTTCAAGGCGGGGCTGCGGCGGCGCGACGGCGCCTTTTTGACATTCGGTTCCGGCAGTTTCATGCCCTGCAGTGTGTGCCGCGCGCGCGCGAAAAGCAGCATGCAAAAAATGTGATATCGCCAGCCACAGAGCGCATTGATTGCTACAGAAACAGGGGGTGACGAACATAGGCGGTAGATCAACTTTCATCATCGAGACCACCGCCATGAGCCAAAAATCCAGCAAGGAAAAACAGCCCACGTTCACCCGCGTTGCCGTGGAAGGAGCGACGGTTGACGGCCGCACCATTCAGCGTGTGTGGCTGACCCAGGCCGCCAAGAACTACGACCCCGAGGTCAAGGGTGCGCGCATCTGGGTCGAACACATGCGCAGCGTTTGGTCGGACAGCCCTTTCTCGGCCCAGGGCGATGTGGTGGCCCTCAAGGCCGAAGAAATCAAGACGGGCAAGCTCGCCGGCAAGATGGCCCTATATGCAGCCATCAAGCCGCTGCCCGACTTGGTAGAAATGAACAAGAAGGGCAAGAAGGTCTATTCCAGCATCGAGGTGGAACCCAAGTTCGCCGACACCGGCGAGGCTTATCTCACGGGCCTCGCTGTCACTGACGACCCGGCCAGCCTGGGCGTCGAAATGCTGAAATTCAGCGCCAAGCGCGATGAAAGCAAATTCTCTTCGGAGCCTCTGGAAACCACTCTGGAATTCAGCGCAGAAGACGACGACGAAGATGACGACGACGAAGACAGCGCTCGCACCGAAAGTGCCGGCCTGCTGTCCAAGCTGCTGGGCAAGTTCCGCCGCATCAACGGCCGCCAGTCCGATGCAGAAAAGTTCAACGCCGGCGCCGCCGAAGTGCTTGGCGTCATGGGTGAAACCATCGAGGAGCTGCAGGAAACCGTGGCGACACAGGCAAAGCAGCTGGCCAAGTACCGCAAGCAGCTCGACAACCAGCAGCAGGATTTCACGGCGTTCCGTCGGCAGATGGATGAAACCGACGGCGACTCCAAGGAACGCAGCCCTTCCACTGGCGCCAACGCCGACGCCGCCGACTGCTGATCCTCAAACCGTCACGCTCCACCAAACCAATTCCAGAAGGAAACCGCAACATGCGCAACGAAACCCGCGCCCGCTTTACCGCCTACGTGGGCGGCCTGTCCACCGCCAACGGCATTGCCGATGCCGCGCAGAAATTCGCCGTCACACCCAGCGTTCAACAGCGCCTGGAAACGAAGATTCAGGAAAGCAGCGAGTTCCTGAAGCTGATCAACATCATGCCCGTCACAGAAATGATGGGCGAACGCCTGGGCCTGGGCGTCAACGGCCCCATTGCCAGCCGCACCAATACCAGTGCCAACCCGCGACAGACGAAGGAAGTGGGTGCGGTTGATGGTCACAAGTACCTATGCGTGCAGACCAACTACGACACACACATCAAGTACAACACGCTTGACAGCTGGGCCAAGTTCGCCGACTTCGCCGCCCGCGTGTCCGCCGTGCGTCTGCAGCGCTGCTCGCTTGACCGCATCATGATCGGGTTCAACGGCACCAGCGCGGCCGCCGCCACCGACCTCGCCGCAAACCCCATGCTGCAGGATGTAAACAAGGGCTGGCTGCAGGATCTGCGAGACAACGCCCCCCAGCGCGTGCTGGCCAGCGGCAAGACCGCCGGAAAGGTTGTGGTAGGAAGCGGCGCCGGCGCCGACTATAAGAGCCTGGACGGCCTGGTGTTCGATGCCGTCCAGAACCTGCTGGAACCTTGGCACTCACAGGCTGGCGACCTAGTGGCCATCACAGGCCGCAACCTGCTCAATGACAAGCTCTTCCCACTGGTCAACGACCCCAAGGCGCCCACCGAAACCCTGGCGGCGGACATTGTGCGCAGCCAGCGCCGTCTGGGTGGCCTGCCGGCCATCACCGTGCCTTTCTTCCCGGACGGCACCGTGATGGTCACCAGCCTGGACAACCTGTCCATCTACTTCCAAGAAGGTGCCCGCCGCATGCATGTGAAGGAAGCGCCGGAGCGCGACCGCGTAGAGACTTACGAGTCCTCGAACGATGCTTTCGTGCTTGAAGACCTGGGCAAAGCCGCCCTGGTCGAAAAAATTGAAATCACTGCCTGATAGGCGCACGCCACCGCCAAGCAGCCGCCCGTTACTTGGGCCGCTGCGGGCCGTGGCCACCACGCGGGGAACCCATCATGCACAAGACACCAGCCCAGCAGCACATGCTGCGCGTCACGACCGAGCTGCAGGCTGCGCAAGCATCGGCCTTCAACCCTCACGGCGAGACCCAGGGCACTGCCTACGAGTTGCAAATGGCGCAACTCTATGAATTTAAAAAGCGCCTGAAGGACATGCAATCCATGGAAGGCAAGGCCAAGTTGAAAGCAACCATGTTGCCGGAAATGGCCCCTTATCTGGACGGCGTGCTGGCCGCCGATGCAGGCACCCAGGACGAAGTGCTCATGACGGCGCTCATATGGAGCATTGACGCCGGTGAATACCGCCGCGCGCTGCAGCTGGCTGAGTACGCCGTGCGCCACAACCTCAAGATGCCCGACCAGTATCAGCGCACCCTGGCCACGGCCCTGCAGGACGAATTTGCGGACGCCGTGCTGACCGGCGCCCTGGTGGGCGATGAAGCCATGGCCATTGCCGGCCAGGTGCTGCAGCTGACATTTGAACTGGACAGCCACGACCAGGCCAAGGCCAAGCTCTACAAGGCCGGCGGCTATGCCCTGCTGGGCAAGACGACAACTAACGGCGGCGACCTGAAGGCCGTCAGGTTGGAAGCCTGCCAGAAGGCTTTGCCCCTGCTGCGCCAGGCAATGAGCCTGCATGCCGGCATAGGCGTGAAAAAAGACATCGAGCGACTGGAGCAGCGATTGAAGGCCGCCGGCCTGCCGCTGAATCCGGCGCCGTAACCGAGCGTACCCCGCGCCGTGGCGGCCCCGAGGCAAAGGCAGTGCAAAGCACCGACCTCTGACCTCGGGACCACCGCCACACCTTGCGGCAACCCATCACCACATCAAGCACCTCATGAACGGTTTTGTAGTCACAGCCAACCCGCCCGCCAAGACCGAAGAACCTGTCGTCACCAATGACGGCTGGTTCCCGGACATGGACCCGGCCAAGGTGCGCGATGCCTGCCGCCTGGATGGCACTGTTACCACGGCACGCCTACGCCCTGCCTTGGTGGACGCCATGCTGAGCGTCAATGATGAACTGCAGCTATTCAAGGCTTCAAGCATTGAGGCAGGCCACACCAAGCTGGCCGATGTGCCGGCATCCATGGTGGACGGCAAGAGCGCCAAGGTGCAGCAGTACATGCGCGCCGTCCATTACTGCCTTATGGCTGACCTGGCAGAGGCCTACCGAAACATGGCCAGCCTGCCGGACGGCTCGGGCAAAGCTGGCCATGTCCTTGAGCGCCTGGTGGTCGAAGTTGACGAGCACCGCCGCAAGCAGCGCTGGGCCATTGCCGACTTGAAGGGCGGCCGGCGCAGCATTGTGGAGCTGATCTAGATGGCGGCCGAGATCCGCACCCAGCAAGGCGAAACCGTTGATGCGCTGTGCTGGCGCCACTACGGCCGCACTCTTGGCATGACTGAGGCCGTGCTGCAGGCGAATCCCGGCTTGGCGACTCTAGGCCTGGTACTGCCGCAGGGGATGCTGGTCTCTATGCCGGATCTTCCAGCCCCACAACCAAAGCCCATTGTTCAGCTCTGGGACTGATACCGATTTCAAAACCACCAACGCGAAGCCCTGCCCTATGTCTGAACCTACCTCTGCTGTCGGAACCTTTGCGGGCTACAAGCTCGCGCTCTTTTCGCTACCGATCATCGCCAGCCTGATCGCCTTTTGGCTGGGCCTGCGCTTTGTCCCACTGCGTGGCACTGACCCGCGCGGCGACCTGCTGAACCGGGTGCTTGCCTGCTTTGTCAGCAGCTTCGTACTCGGCATTCCTGCACTGGTGTTTCTTGTGCAGCACTGGCCGGGTGCATTTGAGGCTGGCATACGGCTAGCGGAAATGGCGGCATTGCCTGCCATTGCAGGATTCTTTGCCGTGACGGGCTGCGTGCTGGTGGTGTCCTCAATCCCTGGCCCGTGGGTTGTTGCATGGGTCTTTCTTTGGCTCAAGCGCAGCGAGGGCAAAGACATTGCGGAAATGGCCGGACAGGTTCGCGGCGATATCGCCGGCCGCCACGCCGCGCAGAACAAGGGAGATGTGTGATGAGTGCGAGCCAATACATTGAAGACCTGATGAAACGCGAGGGCGGTTATGCCAACAACCCCAAGGACTCGGGCGGCGAAACGAATTACGGCATCACCGTAGCCACCGCCCGTGCCTACGGCTACACAGGACCGATGCGTGACCTGCCCTACTCGACGGCCCAGAACATCTACCTGCGCCGCTACTGGGTCGAACCCAAGTTTCATAAGGTCAATGAAATCTATTCCGCCCTGGCGGAATCGCTGCTGGACTTCGGCGTGCTGGCTGGCCAGCGCACCGCCGCAGCTCAGCTGCAGCGTGTGCTGAATGTGCTCAATCGCCAGCAGCGGGACTATGACGATCTGGAAGATGACGGCCGCATCGGCACTATCACTCTGGCAGCCCTGCAAGCATTCCTGCAAAAGCGCGGCCGTGAAGGTGGCGGTGTGCTCTTTGGCATGGTTGCAGCCCGTCAGTCCGTGTATCTGCAGGAACTGGCCGAGCGCCGCCCCAAGGATGAGGAATTTGAGTATGGCTGGCAGCTCAATCGTGCTCTGGACCCATTCCTGAGCGGCAAAGACTTCTGGCCCGCATGACGCCCGCAGCCATCCTTGAAGGCATAGGCAGGCTGGTGCTGCCCCTGGCAGTGCTGGCCCTGCTGTATGCGGTGGACCAGCGGGCCGAGCAGCGGGGCTTTGACCGTGCCACCTCCGAGGCCCAGAAATCCGAGCTGGCCCGCCTGTCATTCGCCATCGAGCGCAGCGGCCAACTGGCCACCCAAATCGGCCAGATCCTCGATCGCAACCAACAAGACAAAGCCAATGCCCAGAAAACCCTTGATCGCCTTGACACTGATCTGCGCAGTGGTGCTTTGCGGTTGTCAATCCGCACCACAGGCCAAGCCGGCGGCAATCACGGTGCCACCGCTGGGCCTGGCCAAGCGCGAGCCGACATTGACCCCGAGGATGCTCAAGCTCTTGTCCGCATCGCCGCAGATGGAGACGACGCAATCCGCGACCTCAACACCTGCATTGACGGATACAACGCCGTAAGGCACCAGACCGAAGCCAGCCATGCGCAAACCGATTGACCTACGCCAGCACCTCGCGGCGGCCCTGCCTGACCTGCAGCGCGACCCTGAGCGGCTGGTAATGACAGTCACTGGCGGCCAGATTCAAGCCACGGCCGCGCCCAAGTTGGCCTGGCAGTATGCGTACACGCTGCGCATGATTTTTCTCGACTGGACGCTGCATTCGGACGTCATCATGGCGCCGCTGCTGGTGTGGGTGCATCAGCATCAGAACGAACTGCTGGCTAACCCCGACAAGAAGGGCATTCGATTCGATGCCGAATACCTCAACACCGAATCCATGGATCTGGTGGTTTACCTAGACCTGACAGAGCGCGTGATCGCAAAGGAGCTCGCCGAGCCGTTGGGCGCCATGGAGCTGGTACACCTTGATGACACGCCGCCCATGTTCATGCCAAAACGTGAGCATTGGACTATCTTCATCAAGGATGAAAAGGTAGCCGAGTGGGACTACAACATGATGCAGCCGCCGGGCAGCGTGGCACCTGCGCCGTAAACCATGGCAGACGATCTGCAAAGCCTGGAAAACTGGCTCTCGCCCATGCTGCACCGCCTGCAACCCGGCGAACGCCGCAAGCTGGCCCGCGAGGTGGCCCGCCTGGTTCGTGCAGGCAACCAGAAGACCATGGCCGCCCAGACCAGCCCAGAGGGGGCGGCATGGGTGCCACGCAAAAACCGCAGCCGTGACTCGCGCGGCAAACTGCGCCAAGGGCCACTGTTTCGCAAGCTGCGCGCGGCCAAACACCTCAAGGCCCTGGCATTCGCTGATGCAGCCGTGGTGCAGTTCGTGGGCCGAGCCGAACGCTTGGCACGCGTGCACCATTTCGGTCTGCGCGATTACGTCACCCCAGGCGGCGCGCAGTATGACTACCCCGAACGGCCGCTGCTGGGCATCACCTCTGCGCAAATGGAGCAGATCAGCGACCTGATACTGGCCCACATCACCCAAGCATCTTGATGTAGTCACTCTTGCCACAGGCGCGCGTGCTGGCGCTCGCGCGAGGGGCTGGGCACCATCGATGGCATGACTTTTGATGTGCCTGACCAAAGCCCCATCGAGCTGCTGCGCCTGCTACAGAACATGGTGCGCACCGGCCGTGTGGAGGCCGTGCGACCAAGCCGGCCAGCCCTCTGCCGCGTGCGCACTGGCGAACTACTGACCGACTGGATTCAGTGGAAGGAGCTGGCGGCCGGCGGCGCTGGCCAGGCCCGCCACTGGCGCGTGCCAGCCATCGGAGAGGGCTGCTTGCTGCTGTCCCCTGGAGGCGACCTGACCCAGGCCATTGCCTTGCCGGGCTTGCCCTGCGAGGACATGCCACAGGCCAGCGAAAGCGCTGACGTGGAGCGCCACGACTTCGGCGCCGGCGAGTTCTGGGAACACGACCGCGCCGAGGGAACGCTGGTTTTCAACATCGCCAGCAGCATCACATTCAAGGTCGGCGACTCCACGCTGACCATCACCCCGACCAGTGCCACGCTCAAGACGCCGCACTTCACGGCGGACAGCCCGCAAAGCGACTTCACGGGCAATGAGACCATTGCCGGCGGCATCAGCGTGGCCGGCGGCGGGAGTGGCGGCACGTCCACCATCACCGGCAATTTCAAGATCGAAGGCGACGAGCTCACGCACAACGGCAACAACATCAGCGGCACGCATAAGCATGCAGGCGTGCATGGCGAAACTGGAGGGCCGCACTGATGAACCGCTATACCGGCCGCCGCATCTCAGGCATGGAGCACCTCAAACAGTCCATTGCCGACATCATCACCACGCCCCTGGGATCGCGCCTGGAGCGCCGCACCTATGGAAGCCTGTGGCCAAGCCTGATCGACGCCCCAGACAACGCCGTTACTCGCCTGCGCTGCTATGCCGCCATTGCATCGGCTCTCATGAAGTGGGAGCCGCGCCTGCGCGTGACACGCATAAGCCTGGAGTCGGGCGAGCAGCCAGGTCAAGCCACGGTCACGCTGGAGGGTGAATATCTCCCCACCGGACGAATCGTGGGCTTGTCGGCGGCTCTGCAACTGCGAGGTGCCGCATGAGCGTGGATCTGTCGCTATTGCCGCCGCCCAACGTGGTGAAGCCGCTGGACTTTGAGGCCGAGTTGTTGCGCATCAAAGCCATGGTGTTGACCGATATGCCGGAGCTGGCCGAAGTGCTGACGCTGGAGTCCGAGCCAGTGACAAAGCTGCTGCAGCGCTGGGCCATGGAGAGCGTCAACATGCAAGCCCGCATCAACGACAGCGCCAAGGCCTGCATGCTGGCCTATGCTGTGGGCGAGGATCTTGACCAGTTTGCTGCGAACAACGGTGTGGAACGCCTGCCCGGTGAATTGGATGGCCGCCTTCGCATCCGTGCCCAAATGGCCTTTGAGGGCCTGACGGTGGCCGGCCCTCGTGGCAGCTATGTGTTTCACGCCCTGTCTGCGGATGTGCGCGTGCTCGATGCCAAGCCTCTGACGCCTGTGCCGGGCACTGTGCGCGTGGTGGTGCTGGGCGCCGAAGGCGATGGCGCTGCGCCCGCCGACCTGCTGCAGACGGTGAATGCCGCACTGAGCGCCGATGACATACGCCCCATGAACGACACCGTGGAATGCGTGTCGGCTCAAGTGCTCCCCTACACCGTGGCAGCGCAACTGCGTGCCTATCCGGGGCCATCCATGGCGACCGTGCTGCAGAACGCCCGCACCTCGCTGGATGCCTATATCACCAGCTGCCGCAAGCTCGGCTACGACGTGACGCACAGCGGCCTGTTTGCGGCCTTGCATGTACAGGGCGTGCAGAAGGTGGTGCTAACAAGCCCAGCCACCGATGTGGTGGTGCTGGACCATCAGGTGGGCCACTGCGCCGCAGTCGACCTTCAACTGGCAGAAGGCTCCTATGTCTGACGCCAGTCTGCTGCCGCCAAACGCCACACCGCTAGAGCGCGCCCTGGCCAAGGCCTGCGCCATGCCGCACACGCCAGAGGTCATCCGCACGCTGTGGAACCCATGGCAATGCCCCGTGGAGCTGCTGCCGTGGCTGGCCTGGGCCTGGAGCGTGGACGAATGGGACAGCGCCTGGACCGAGGCCCAGCAGCGCGCCATGGTGGCCGGCTCCATTCGGCTGCACCGCAAGAAGGGCACACCCTGGGCCGTGCGCGAAGCCCTGCTGCGCAGTGGTCTGGAAAGCGTTCGCATCGTGGAACGCCCGGAAGGGGCCCATTGGGCTGAGTTCGATATCGACGTGGCCGTGGTGGACAGGCAGCTCACCCAGGAATCCATCGACCGGGCCGCCGCACTTATCAATGAATACAAGGCACAGCGCAGCGTATTGCGCACCCTGCGCACCTCGCTGCAGACCAAAGGAACCGTGCTGATCGGCATGCAGTTGCTGGGCGGCGACACCACCACTGTCTACCCGATGGAGCCGCAAGACATTACGCCGGAGCAAACGCGCTACGGCATTTCCTTTGCCGCGCATGACGCGCTCATCACCACCGTTTACCCGCAATAGCTATGGCCAAGTTCTACACACTGCTCACAAAAATCGGCGAAGCCCTGCACGCCAATGCTCAGATCACGCAGACCACCGTGCCCTGGACGCATATGGCCATTGGCGACGGCGGCGGCAATCCTGTGGTGCCCAAGCAGGAACAAACTGGCCTGGTGCGCGAGGTCGCTCGCGTGCCAATTACCTCGATCGCCCCCGACCCGAACAACCCGAACTGGATGGTTGTCGAGGCCGTACTACCGAACAACGTGGGCGGCTGGACAGTGCGCGAAACCGCCATCATGGGCACCCCAGGCGGAGCGCAGTGCATTGCCGTGGGAAACTACCCGGACACCTACAAGCCCGTTCTTGCCGAGGGATCGGTGCGAGAAATGGTGTTGCGCATGGTGGTTGCCGTCATCGGCGCCGGCACGGTGAATCTGGTGATTGATCCAGCCGTTGCCATTGCTTCGCGCGGCTGGGTGGAGAGCCTGACGGCGAACACTGAACGACGCGGCATCGTGGAGCTGGCAACCCAAGAAGAGGCCGAGGCCGCCGCTGATACCGTGCGGGCCGTCACGCCCAAGGGGTTGAGCCGGTACCTGCGTTTCAAACCGCCTCTGGGCGAAGGCGTGGATCTGAACGACGTCAAGGCTTTCGGGTTCTATGGGCAGCCTCTGGATGCCAACGCTGCAGGAGGTATGAACTATCCCATTCCATATGCAGGGACGCTGGTGGTTCAGGAGGCTGGCGGAGGTATCGCTTCACAGATTTACATCACGTACGTCTCAGGGGATGTCTGGGTCCGCACGTTCTATGAACTTGACGCCCCATCAAAATGGCGGCCGTGGCGCCGAGTCGTTTTTGGTGGGCGCCGCGTCAATGCAGGCCCAGGTCTTACTGGTGGCGGTGATCTTGAACAAGACCGAGAGATCGCCCTTGCACTGCCTGGCACGCTTAACGGCGGGACTGCAAATGCTGTAACGCCTGGCGGGCACACGCATGCCGTAAGCCCCGCCTCGGAAAGCGTTGCAGGGGTTGCGATGTTGGCTTCACAGGCAATTGCGGAAGCCGGCATTGACACGTCACGCCCAATGGCAGCACTGCGCGTACTGCAATTAATCCGCTCTGCAGTATCGAACGCAACCGAGCTATTGCGAGGAGTGCTGCGAGTGGCTACGCAGAACGAGGTGATTGCCGGCGTGCAGGATGACGTTGCTGTTACCCCGCTGAAGCTCGCAAACTTTGTGAACGCCACAAGGAACGTGTCCATACGTATCGTGAACGGATCTTTCGTAGTGCCAGCGGGTGTCAGAAAGATTTTTGTGTCTGGATGCGGTGGAGGTGGTGGCGGCGGTGGTGCTGCCGCTGATGCGAACTACCACGGCGGTGGCGGTGGTGGGGGCGGCGCAGGATTTATGTTTAGGAAAGCTTACGCGGTGACACCTGGGCAGACCTTGTCAGTCGTTATCGGGGCAGGCGGGAGCGGTGGAATTGGTGGAAGCAATGGTAGCAACGCTGCACCCGGGAGTGATGGAGGGGCGACGGTCATTGCTGAACTGGGACTCGCACTAGGAGGCGGCGGTGGTGGCGCTGGCACGAGGCTGTACAAATGGGGGGAATTTGGCGGCCCTGGATCTGGAGGAACTGGCGGCAGTGGTGATATGCCGGGCTCAAATGGCGTGGGGGGCGTTGGAAATTTGATCGCCGGAAGCGCTACGACCATCCCGTATGGAGGTATGGGCGGAGGGGGCCTGTTCGGACCGGGTGGAGCAAATATAGGCTGGGGTTGGGCCGGAGCCGGTGCGCCATCTACCTCATACGGAGGCGGCGGGTCGGGAGGCCAGGCCGGCACCGTAGTTGCCGGCGGAGGCGGAGGCATCGGCGGTAAAGGCGGAAACGGAATCTTGGTAATCGAGTGGTAAGGCCCAGCAATGAAATACGCATACTTTGACGAAAACGACAACTGCCGCATCGTCGACTGGATCGACACCGCGCTGATGGACCACCACCTGCCGCCCGCGCAGTTGCTGGTGACGGGCATTGATTGGCCTGACGATCGAGGCAGTCAGCAATACATGCTGAGCGATGGCCGCTTTGTGCCCTATGTGGCGCCGCCGAAGCTGGCGCCCTCTCCATCAAAATGCACGCCGGCCCAGGGTTTGGTGGCCCTCTTCGCCCTGAAGAGAATCACCGAGGACAACGTGCTCGCGGCCATCGGCCAGATCCCCGACCCGGTGCAGCAATACACCGCCCGCATCGGCTACCAGCGCGCAACGGTTTGGGAGCGCAACAGCCCGACCATGCAGGCCATGGCGCAGTTGCTGCAGTTGTCAGAAGAAGACCTGGATGCGCTTTTCGGCTATGCGGTGGAGGTGCAGGTTTAGAAGGTGGTCAATAGCTGATGTAGTCGCTGCTGCCACAGCAGCCAAAGCTGGCTTACGCGCGGAGGGGTTGGGACACTTGAGGTGTCGCCAACTTCCACCCATACCGCGCCCATGTCCACTGAATACCACCACGGCGTGCGTGTCCTCGAATTGACCGAGGGCGTACGCACCATCCGCACCATCTCAACGGCCATCATCGGCCTGGTGGCCACGGCATCCGATGCCGATGCGGCCACCTTCCCCTACGACACACCGGTGCTGGTCACCAATGTGGACAAGGCCAAGGGCAAGGCAGGCACACTGGGCACATTGGCCGCCAGCCTGGATGCCATCTCTCAGCAGAGCTCACCGATAGTCGTGGTAGTGCGCGTGCCTGACGGCGTGGGCGCCACCCCCGAGGAAAAGGCAGCCGACCTTGTGAGCAACGTCATCGGCACCACGCTGCCCGATGGCCACAAGACCGGCATGCAGGCCCTGCTGTCTGCCCAGGCCACGGTGGGCGTCAAGCCTCGCATTCTGGGCGCCCCAGGCCTGGCCACGCAGCCCGTGGCCACGGCTTTCCAGAGCGTGGCGCAGAAGCTGCGCGCCATGGCCTATTGCGGCACCTACGTGAAGACCGTAGACGCGGCCGTGCTCTACCGAAAGCAATTCAGCGCGCGTGAGTTGATGCTGATCCATGCCGACTTCCAGCGCTGGGACACCGTTGCGAATGCCACTGTGGATGCCTATACCGAGGCCTACGCCTTGGGCCTGCGCGCCAAGATCGACATGGAAACCGGCTGGCACAAGACCCTCTCCAACGTGGGTGTGCTGGGTGTGACGGGCATCAATCCGCCAATCTTCTGGGATCTGCAGAACCCCGCAACCGATGCAGGCCTGCTCAATCAGAACGCCATCACCACGCTGGTCAACCGCGACGGCTACCGATTCTGGGGCTCGCGCACCTGCTCCGACGAACCGTTGTTCAGTTTCGAGAGCGCCACACGCACAGCCCAGGTGCTGGCTGACTCCATTGCCGAGGCCCATATGTGGGCCGTGGACAAGCCACTGCACCCAAGTCTGGTCAAGGACATTCTGGAAGGCGTGAATGCCAAGTTCCGCGAGCTGACCGGGCGCGGCTACCTGCTGGGCGGTAGCGCCTGGTTTGACGAAACCGTCAACGAGGCCGCCACGCTCAAGGAAGGCCAGGGCGTCATCGACTACGACTACACCCCGGTGCCGCCGCTGGAAGATTTGACCTTCCGCCAGCGCATTACCGACCGCTACTTCGCCGACTTCGCCCAGCGCGTGCAGTCCGGCGTCTAAAGACTCAGGAGCCACAACATGGGAATGCCCAAAGTCCTCAAACACTTCGCCACCTTCATTGACGGCACCAGCTTCGTGGGCGAGGTGGAAGAAGTCACCCTGCCAAAGCTCACCCGAAAGATGGAGGAATGGCGATCCGGCGGCATGAACATGCCAGTGAAGGTCGATTTCGGCAATGAAGCGATGGAGTGCGAAGTCTCTGCCGGCGGCTGGCTGAAAGACGTGCTCAAGCAATTCGGCAATGCCAAGGTGGACGGCGTGGCCCTGCGTTTCGCCGGCGCCGTGCAAAGCGATGACACCGGCGAATACACGGGCATCGAAGTCCATATGCGCGGCCGCTGGGAAGAGATCGACCCCGGCAGCGCCAAGGCCGGTGATAAATCCGAATTCAAGTGCAAGCTGGCATTGAACTACTACCGCCTGGTCATCGACGGCGAAGACGTGATCGAGATGGATGCCATCAACATGATCGAAAAGGTCGGCGGCAACGACCTGCTGGCCACCGTGCGCCAGTTGCTGGGTATCTAAGCCCCCACCACCGCACGCAGGGCGGCCGCGCTGCCCTGCACTCCCTATTCCTTTATTTCACCAGAGTACAGAACCATGCCCGACGAGAACAAAGACACCGCAGCCATTGCCCAGGTCGACGACAACTCCAAGCCCGTCAAGCTGGACGTGCCCCTCACCCTGGCCGGTGACAAGACCGTTACCACAGTGATCGTGCGCAAGCCCTCAAGCGGCGCACTGCGCGGTCTGGCGCTGTCCGATCTGCTGCGCCTGCAAACCGACGCGATCCAGACCATCCTGCCGCGCGTCACCGATCCCATGCTGACCAAAAACGTGGTGCAGACGATTGACCCCGCCGACCTCGTAGCCCTGGGTGGTGCGGTGGCCAGTTTTTTGCTGCCCAAGGCGGATCGGGCGGACTTCCAGCCCGAGTAGAAGACGCCATCGCAGACATTGCCGCCATCTTCCACTGGCCGCCCGGCGAGCTATGGGCCATGAGCCTTGAAGAGCTGATGGACTGGCGCCGGCGGGCCGTGGAATTGCACAACCAGATCAACGCCCCACCCGAGAGATAGCCCATGGCTGAAAACAGCTTGCGCGTTCGCATCAGACTTGACGTTCTAGACAAGGCACTGGGTGCGCTCAAAAACATCAGCCAGGGCAGCAAGGAAACGGCGGCCACACTCAAGGCCGCGCGTGAACAGCTCAAGCAGCTGAACGAAACCCAGAAGACCGTGGGCAAGTTCACTGAAACACGCAAGGGACTGAGCGAGACAGAGGCCAAACTGCAGGCCGCGAATGAAAAGGTGCGCCAGCTGGCCACCACCATGGGCAGCGCAGGACCGCCCACCAAGGCCATGGCCCAGCAGTTTGCGGCTGCCCGCACTGAGGCCGCAAAGTTGGGGGCGCAATTTACGGCCGAGCGCCAGCGGGTGCAGCAGCTGCGTGACAAGCTGAGCGAGGCTGGAATCAGCACCAAAAACCTAGCCAGCCATGACCAGCAGCTGCGCGCCAGCATTGCCACCACCACAGCCAATATCCAGCGGCAGACCGAGGCTCTGAAGCGCCAGGGCGATGAGCAGCGCAAACTGGCGCGCATCCAGCAGCAGTCAGCCAAGGCCGCCGCGATTGGCGGCGGCGTGGCTGCGGCCGGCGCTGTGGGTGTTTATGCAAGCCGGCAGGCAATGAAACCAGTACAAGCTACTGCGGGCGCCTATGCCAAGCAAGAAGATGCCAGTACTCAGTTAAAGGCCAGCATGATGGCTGCCGATGGTTCTGTCTCGGCTGAGTTTGCCAAGATAGATGCGTTGGCCAAGCGTCTGGGTGACCGACTGCCAGGCACGACAGCAGACTTCATCGAAATGATGACGATGCTCAAACGACAGGGCCTGTCAGACCAAGTCATTTTGGGAGGCACGGGAGAGGCTGCTGCTCTTCTTGGTGTTCAGCTCAAGATGCCAGTCACCGCAGCTGCAGAGTTCGCAGCCAAGATGCAGGACGCGACGCGCACCACCGAAAAGGACATGCTGGGTTTGATGGACACTATCCAGCGCTCCTACTACCTTGGCGTAGACAGCGGCAACATGCTGCAGGGCTTCACCAAGATTTCGCCCGTGCTCAGCATCATGCGCAAGGAAGGCCTGGAGGCCAGCAAGATGCTTGCCCCCTTGCTCGTCATGATGGATCAGGCTGGCATGGACGGCGGTTCTGCTGGCAATGCTTACCGCAAGATCTTTCAGGCAGGCATGAACACTGAAAAGATCAAGAAAGTTACCGACGGCTTGAAGGTCTCAAAGAAGCTGTCTCTGGATCTCGACTTCACCGATGGCAAAGGGGAGTTTGGCGGCATTGAAAAGATGTATGCCCAACTTGAAAAACTAAAGAACCTCAACACTGAGACACGTCTTTCCGTGATGAAGGATCTCTTCGGAGATGACAGCGAAACGCTGACCGTGCTGAACACCATGATCAGCAAAGGTCAGGCGGGTTATGACGAGGTAGTCGCAAAGATGGAGGCGCAGGCAGGCCTTCAGAGCCGCGTCAATCAACAACTGGGAACTCTTAGCAATGTGGTTGAAGCTGCTCAAGGGTCAGCCACCAACACCATGGCGGCCATCGGTGCCACCATGGCCCCTGATCTCAAGAATCTCGTGGACTGGCTAGGCGAAGCCAGCGGCAAGGCTGGTAAGTGGGTTCAGGAAAACGAAGGACTTGTGCGCATCTTGAGCCTGGGGGTTATGGGATTTTCGGCATTTTTGGCCGCTGTCAGCGTTCTGCTGATCCCATTGGGTCTTCTACTGGCCAAGGGCTTTCTGGTGCGGCTAATGATGGCAAAGTTGGCAGGCGTGGCTGCTGGCAGTGGTGCCTTTGGCGGCATGGCTGCAGGTGCTGGCCGTCTGGTGCCGCTATTGGCTCGGCTAGCTCTTGGTTTTTTGCGCATGCTGGGGCCGATTGGCATGCTGATGACTGCGGGCTTGATGGTCTATAGCAATTGGGCAGACATCGTGGGCGGTGCCAAGCTGCTTTGGGAGGATCTGAGCAATTGGGTTGGCAGCATCTGGACCAACATGGTCAACACGGGGGCAATGCTCTGGCAGGGCTTTACTGGCGTTCTGGGCGGCGTCTGGTCCATGCTGCTGTCGCTGTTCATGGGAACCCTGCAGCAGATTGCCACCATCTCGGACTCAGTGTGGCAAGGCATCATCACCACCGCCATCGGGCTTTGGACGGGGTTCATGGCAACCCTCTCAGGAATCTGGACCCTGATTCAAACCACGGCCGGCATGGCCTGGCAAGGCATGGCCACCATGTTCAGCAGCTTTGGCGGCTGGATCATCGACGGCCTGATTGGCGGCATCACCAGCAAGCTGGGCCAGTTACGTGACACAGTGGTGGGGGCAGCCACCAGCGCGTCGCAATGGTTCAAGGAAAAGCTGGGCATCAACAGTCCGAGCCGTGTTTTCACACAGTACGGCGGCTGGATCAGCGAAGGGGCAGCGCTAGGCATCGAGGGCGGGCAGTCTGCCGTGCGTGCTGCGGCCCTGGCCATGGCGGCCAGTGCCATGGTGCCTGTGGGCGCAGGTGCTGCCGATGCAGGACCAGGCTTTGCCCCCTCTTCCATGATTGCAGCCAGCGGCTCGGCCCTGTCGCCGCGTTCGGTCATGGCCAGCGCGCCCGCTATGGGCGGAAATACCTACGCCATCACCATCAACCCGGCGCCGGGCATGGATCCGCAAGCCATCGCCCGCGCAGTGGCGGCGGAGCTAGACCGACGCGAGCTGGCAAAAGGCTCCCGCAAGCGCAGCTCGCTGTCGGATCTGGATTGAAAGGATTGGCATGAACAGCACACTCATGTGCCTGGGGCAGTTTGTCTTCGGGATTCAGTCGCTGCCTTACGATGAACTCAAGCGCGTCAGCAGCTGGCGGCACCCGAGTAATAGCCGGGTGGGTGCCCGCGCTGCGCGGCAGTTTGTGGGCGTGGGCGATGACAGCATCACGCTGAGCGGCTGGATTGCCCCAGAGCTCACAGGCACCTATTGGAGCATCGCCGCCCTGCGGGCAATGGGTGATATGGGCAAGCCTTTCGCCCTGGTGGCGGGAACGGGCGAAGTGTTCGGTCAGTTCATCATCGAGAACCTGAGCGAAACAGGCACCCTGCACAAAAAGGATGGAACGCCGCGCCGCATCGCCTTCGACCTGACACTGACCCGCGTGGATGACGATCAAGGCGGCGACCGTGTGACCGTGAACGATCAAGGTCAGTTTTCGGGCGGCACTGGCGGACAGCCCACGCTGGATAGTCTGCTGTAGTCATGGCCTACGAAGAAAACGCACAAGACCGCCTGGTGCGTGAACGCCAGCAGAACGCGGGCTATCGCGGCAACAACCATCTGACGCCAACCTATCGATTGACGGTTGAGGGCCGAGACATAACGCCAGCGATCGATGCGCGCCTTGTCAGCCTGACGCTGACCGAGGGCCGCGCCAATCAGGCCGACCAGCTGGACATAGTGCTGAGCGACCACGACGGGCAGCTGGCCATCCCGCGCAAGGAAGCGGAAATCTCTCTGGAGCTGGGGTGGGAGGGTGCGCAGCTGATCGACAAAGGCACCTTTGTGGTGGACGAGTCCGAGCACAGCGGCGCCCCGGACGTCATCACCATTCGCGCTCGTGCTGCTGATCTGGGTGGTGAGATCCGCAAGCGCACCGAGAAAAGCTGGCACAACACCAGCCTGGGCGCCATCCTGGACACGCTGGCCAAGCGCAACAAGCTCACCCATAAGGTGGATGCCAAGCTGGGCGCCACCCAGATCCAGCACATCGACCAGACCAATGAATCAGACATGCACTTCATCACCCGGCTGGCGCGCAAATATGACGCCGTGGCCACAGTGAAGAAAAAGCATCTGCTCTTCATGCCGATCAACGGCACAAAGACCAGCAAGGGCGAAAGCCTGCCCACCATCGAAATCACCCGCATCGATGGCGACCAGCACCGCTGGGCCAGCAGCACCCGCGATGCCTATGACGGCGTGAAGGCGCTTTGGAATGACCGAAAGTTTGGCAAGCGCAAGGAAGTGATTGCCGGCAAGAAGGATGGCAACCTCAAGACCATGAAGGAAACCTTTGGCAGCGAGGCCGATGCACTGGCTGCTGCCAAGAGCGAGCTGCAGCGAATCAATCGGGGCATGGCCACGTTCGATCTGAATCTGGCCATCGGTGTGCCGGAGCTGATGCCGCAGACCCCTGTGCGCGTGACCGGGTTCAAGCCTGAGATTGATGGCCAGGGCTGGCTGGTCAAGGAAGTCACCCACACGCTAGGCGATGGCGGACTGACCAGCAAGGTGCAGATGGAGCGTGCAGGTAGTGAGGAAGATAAAGCCGAATAGCCCAGATCGACAGAACGAAAGCCCGCCGCCGTGCGGGCTTTTTTGCGCCTGATCGCAGGCCGCGCGGCATGCCGCCCAGATCGCGCCACAGCGGGCGCATGGCCAGGCCGTCATGCACCCCACGGACCCTCCCCAATCGTCGCCCCTGCAGGCCTAAAGGCGATGCACCAACACCCCGCCCTCCCCTACCCCCTCGCAGAAATCCGCGACCACCGTCCTAGACCCCTCCGCGCGCAGTCGAGACCCCGCCGCGCCTGCGCGCTAAAAGGGTGTCTTTCGTCGGGGGTGCCGAGGTAGGGCAGAAAAAGGCCTGGCGCGGCCTCGCGGGCGTTTTGGGGGTCTCATTTCGTGTCGTGAAATGTCGGAAATGGCGCGTTTTCGTCAGAACGATGACTCAAGCATAAAAAAGCCACTCGGGAGTGGCTTGGCAGTGGCTAGGGGTCGCAACTATTTAGGCAAGCTGCGCTGGTCAAACTGGCATCTTGAGGCCTGGTGCCGCCTCAACATGCACCTGCGGCACGTGAACCGTGAGTGGCTTGATCTTTGGTGTAGCGATCCCCTCCGCTAGAGGAAAGCTGCTGGATAAGTCCTTTGCATGAAAAGCCCGTCAAATCCAAATATTGCTTTGCCGATCTCTCTGCCTGCTTGTTCCAGTCAACGTTCAGGCTATCCACAGCCACCGTTGCATCAGCAACCTTGTAACCATCGCCCGCATCTGATGAAAGTTGTTCAATGAGCCCGGCACGAGAAAACCCTTGAAGGCTTAGATATTGCTTCGCTGAGCGAACAGCATTTTTTTGAGGCCCTGTGAGATTCTGCGCAAAGACCGGGGCAGTTAGTACAGCAAAAGCAAGAAGCGGAATGCCAGTGCGCGCGAGTAAATTTTTCATAGACTGAGACCTCTTCAACCGGTTAGTTAAATTTCACTAACGTCCGTAATCGAGCGCTCACTTGGAATGATCTCAAGCCCAAGTAGCTCAGCCGTGAGTTCACTGGCCCTGATTGGGATCACCATCTTTTCGTTGATAGCGCCTATCGCGGCAGGATCTGTAACGGTGACCAAGGCAAAGCACGCAACACGATCACCAGAGTCATCATCGAATAGCCAGCCAGTCGAGGCGGCTGAAATGCTGTGTACGTCAATGACAATCACTTGGTTTTCTCCAGAAAAAGGCATGAAGCCAGGGTGTTAAAAATCTGCGCTTGTGTGATTGCAGTATCCTGCTGCGAACCGCTCGTTCGTCGCCTCTACGTTGCTAAACCAGCGTCCGAAACTCGTCCTGGTCGACTACTTTGATGCCACTCGCTGCCGCACTTGCAAGAAGCTTGCGGGAAATGCTTGGGCCGGCCACTAGGTAGTCCAGCGAAGAGCTGATAGCGGAGCGAACATCCCAGCCAGCATCTGAAGCCAGCTCTTCTAGTTCTTCCAGCTCAGACTCTGAAAAGCCAGCAAACAAAACTGCCATTTGCCACTTCGCGCCATCCGACTTCACGCCTGGCTTGAAAGTCATTGCGGAACGTTCGCGAACTGACAGCAGCAGATCCTCTGTATCAATCACTTCGCCGGTTCCGAGATTGGTTAAGTTGCCAAGAATACGATCGGTGCGAAACGTACGGTCAGAACCGCGAGTGTGACAAAAGCCCTCGAGGTAGGTCGCGCCATCTTTCTGGCTGATATTGGTCACATCAACAGTCCGTTGGCTGCCAGAACCATCACGATCGATATAGGTGAACTTGAATGTCGCCGGTAGCTCACCGCCGTAAGGCGATTCGGAAGCCTGTGATGTGCTGGATCGCATGCGCCACAGGGAAGACGCGATCATCGGCAACGCGAAATACCAGGCCAGCGGGCCTGCAAACCAAGCCAGGCAGATCACTGCAATGGCTGACCAATGAATAAAGAGACTCGTTCTGGATTTCATGGTGAGCACACTGACTAGAACCGCCGTCCATTCCATCCGTACACGACGCGGCCCTTTACACAGACCTGCTGGGTGCCGTCGAGGATGTCGGAGGTCTTGATGGCTTCGTTGTCGCTGCTCACTTCAAAGCGGCCATCAAGGCGCTGACGCACGCGCTTGATGAACAGGCGGCTGTGCGCTTCTAGCACATACACGCCGTCAATCAGCACTTCGATCACGTCGGTATCCACCAGCGCAAAATCGCCGCTCTCCAGCGTGCCATGCATGCTGTCGCCATAGGCGTGGATCAGCTTGATCGCCGCAGGCCTGCAGCGCGGTAGATGCATGGCCAGCCAACGGCGCGAAAACGGCACGTCATTCAGGATCACATCTTCGGTCAGCAGCTCATTGCCAGGCCCCATGCTGCCAGCAGCGCTCAGCAGCGGCACATAGATCGTGTCTTCATCAGATGCTGGTGCAGGAGCGTTGCCAGATATGGAGTGCTTGCCAGCCAAGCTCGGAACCGAAACTGCATCGCGCACGCCGGTCAGGGCATAGACCACATCAACCCCCGCCGCCGCAACCGCTTGCAGGTACTCAACGTTCGGACTGCGCTCGCCACTTTCGTAGTTCAGTTGCGCACCCTTCGTCACACCGGCGGCCGCGCCAAGCTCAGCTTGGTTCATGCCAAGCCGCTTTCGTTCAGATTTCAATCTCGTAGAAAAATCACTCAATTGATGACCTTCCTATTGACAAGTACTCAAACGATGACAAAATGCAATCAATTCTTAACAAACAACTACCAAGACAACAGCGCACGCGGTCGATTGCACAAGCTGAAGTCAAGGTTTGGATGCTGCACAGACGCAGACATTTCTTAACAAGGATTGATGATACATGCGCTCCCATCAAGCCCCAGTCAATGCCAAGCAGGCTGCGCCCAAGCCTGACGATTTGGTCTATTTCCGTTTCGGAAAACAGGGCGCAGAAAACCACCGCAAGGTGCGTGAAATCGTTGTCGCTCGGGGCGGCAGCAGCAGCATCGCCGGCGTGATCCGCGAGCTGATCGGCAGAGGTCTTGCCGACCTCGAAAAAGAGCAAGCAATCATCGCGGCTTACAAGGGCGGCGGTGCTTCGGCGACAGTCCATACAGGCGGCTAAGAAGTTCATGCCCTCCATCTTGCGCATGCACCTACGCAAGCACACGCAAAACGTGTTGCGCGGCACTGCGCACTGAGCCACCAACCCAGAGAACTACAAATGAATATGCGAATCACCCATGGAGCCGGAACGATTGAGAGAGCGTTGCGCCAATCCCTGAGCCAGCCCGGCAGCGCCGTGGCCGAGGCTGCAGGCTGGGACGGCTCCAACGTCAGCCGCGTATTGAGCGGTCAGCAGGGTGTGCCCATCAGCAAGCTGGATGCTGTCGTCAGTGCCGCCGGCTATGTGATGGTCAGCCGCAAGTATCTGGATGCCATCGGCACTCTGGGAGAGGTCGGCATGTATTGCCATTGCGCCCGCGCCGGTGGCGGTGAATGCGGCCCTGACAACCGCGCACGCTGCGGCCAGGGCGAGTAAGTCAACAAGGGGCATGTGCATGTACGCATCGGAAACCAGCAACAAGCCGCCACCCGAGCAAGGCTATCAGGTGCTGACCTTCCCGCGCCGCAAGAAAGTGCGCGCCGAGGGCACACGCATGGCATGCCCTCATTGCGAATTTGATAGCACCATCCGAACAAGCATGGTGATGACAAAACTCATGAGCGAACGCACCTACCAGTGCACGAACCCCGAATGCGGCCACACCTTCATCGCGCTAGTCGAGATCGTGCGCACGCTGAGTCCCAGCGCTACGCCCGATCCGTCCATCAACATCCCCCTGTCCAGCCATGTGCGCCGCGATGTGATGCGCACGGTGCTGGATCACGCAGAAGAAGCGGCCCACCAGCCGCGCTACACAAAGCCCATAACGGGCGACTTGTTCGCCTGCGAGTCACCGCCCGGCTGATGCCCATGGGCGCGTAGCGCTCCCTACCTCCCCTTTCCACACCGCTGACAGAGCCAGTTTGCTGGCCCTGCGGCCCGTCTTACGCCCAAAAACTGGAGGAAATAGCAATGACTGGAGTTGTGTACACCCTGGCAGAACTTGCCGAAGCAAATGCCAAACCCATTGTTGGGAAAAGCGTGCCAACCCGCGCAGCAAACAGCGTTGCCGAGCACATGGCGAATCAGTTGCAGGTTAATGAGCTGGAAATTCTCTCGCGCTTCTTCTTCCTGGCCTGGGGCCATAGCCACAGCGGTGCCAAGGTGGCAGCAGGCCTACTGCTGGGGCTCTACAACGGCACGCGCTTCCCCTTTGATCTCACGGACCTGCGCTTGCTTGACGGAGGCAACCTCAACGATGCGCTGGCCTTGATGCGCTTCGACTCGCGGCCCGCGATGGAAGTGCACGAATGGCTGAACAAGCTGTACGGCCGCCGTGATTTTGGTGAGCGCTTCGAGCAGCTTGCGCACATGTGGCGCAAAAAAGGCAAGTGCAAGAAGGAATGGCTTGTCGCTGTGCCAGAGATTCAAGAGCTGTCCTTTGTTCAGCAGGGCGGTGCTGCATGAGCCGCCGCTTTGTCTCTGATCAGGTCACATACACCAGCTTGAATAAGCACTTGGCTGGCGTGCTGTGTGGTGTTGACTGCGCATATCCATCGCGAGAGCCAGGTAGGGCTGCAGTGGTGCTGACGATGGAATCTGGTGGGTTCAGCGTCAGCGAGCGATTCAGCCCCGCTGCTGCATTGCAGCTGGCCGAAGCTCTTCGTCGTGCCGCCGAGCGCGCCATGTGCATTGCTGATGCCAATCAGCAGACAGCGGGAAAAGGCGGTGCCGCATGAACAACCGCTACAACATCACTCATGTCGATGCCCACGGCGTGCGCCGCCGTCTGGTCATTGGAGCGCCCAGCCGCGAACTGGCTTGTGTCTGCGTTGAAACGCTGTATGGAGCAGCGTGGTATCTGTCGGCGGTGAAGGCCTGAGCATGGAAAAGCAAGCCTTGCGCAATGCTCTGGTCATGCTGCGGCCCAAGCTGGCGCCTGCTGATGCGGCATCCGTTGAGGCCCCGGAGCTTTTGCCCGGTGCTGTTGAGCTGCTGCGCATTACCGTGGAAGCCTGGGGCCCGTTGCGTGAGAGCGATGCGGTGCCCATGCCACTGGAGACGCGCAAGCAGTGGGCAGTACTGCGCAAGGAGTACCGCAAGCAATCAGGCCGTGGCTATATCGATGCAGAGAACCAAGAATGGTTCAGCCTGCCCGAAGAGCTGCGCATGGTCATCCTGTTGCTGGCCCAGATCACCGGCAACCTGCCTGACCTTGTCAGCCGGGACTGGCGCGAAACACCTCCGCCCGAGCGCGCAGCCATCAAGGCTGCGACACGCTCCCTCAAGCGATATTCCGGCCGCCTTGTTGCGCTGGCCAGCCTCTGGTGATCCGCCATGGCCGTGTCACCTATCCCCCGCAAACGTGTCACTTCGAGCTTTTCGGAGTGGATTGCGCACATGCCCAAGCCTGGGCATGTCAAGTACCACCTGCAGCGAATCATTGAATCCGCGCCCAAGGAGTGGCAGGGAGCCATTCGTGCTCGATTCGTCAAGACCGCGCCGCTGCCGCCCGCCGGCGTGGCCCTGGACGCGCAGGCCTATGCGCGTTGGCAGCTGGGCCTGCCCAGCGAGGGCGAGCAGGCATGGATGGATCTGCAGGAGCTGGCCGACTATGAAGACCGCTATGGAGATGCGCTGCACCTGAACATTGGCGATGACGAGATCTGCGACTGGGCCAAGAAGCTTGCCGAGGACGTGGAAGAGATCGACAACCGCATCATCTCCCAGTCGAATCGCGTCCTGAGCTTCCCAAAGCTGGAGAAGGCATCGGACGAGAGCATATTCAAGGCGCGCATTGCCGCCGTGCGCGGCATTGTGGATGTGCTGGGTGTGGAAGTCAGCAAGCCCATTGATGGCCTGTCCGACATTGCCCGCGCCAAGTGCGCCCGCTGGTGGCGCCGCCGCCTGCGCCGCCATATCGCCCGCGTGGTGGAGGCTGGCGCCATCAGCATGGGGCTGGTGCACCTAAATAGTGGCGGCTATGTCAGCCACAGTGGCCTGCACCGCCGCAAGGGTCAGTTGGCCCGTAATGCCGATGCACTGACCCGCACGCTCTACAAGAACGAGGCTGGCCAGGTCTACAACCTGGCGGAGTTGTCGGCGCTGTCACCATCCAACCCCGCCATTCGTGGCGGCGAGCTGATGACGCGCATTCGCGGCGCCGAAGAGTACGCCGATGCCCATGGTCATATCGGTCTATTCATCACTCTGACGAAACCTAGCAAGTACCACGCCATGCGCCTAGTCGGCCATGGCGCCAAGCGCTGGGCCGAGCGCAACCCCAAGTTCAACGGGGCCAACCCGCGCGAAGCCCAGCAATGGGCACTTGAGAACTGGAAGCGCGTGCTGGCCAAGCTGGATCGTCTGCACATCAAGCGTTATGGCCTGCGTGTGGTGGAACCCCACCATGACGGCACACCGCACTGGCACATGCTGGTATGGGTTGAGAACCGGGAAGCTGCCCGCGCACTGGTGGCAACCATCCGCAAATATTGGCTGAGCGAAGACGGAGATGAGCGCGGTGCCAAGGAAAACCGCGTGGACGTGAAGCGCATGGAGCGCGGCGGAGCTGCTGGCTATGTGGCCAAGTACATCGCCAAGAACGTAGGCCACATCGCTCTGACAGAACACATGGACGTGGTGCTGGGCCAAGAAATTCAGATGCGCCTGGGCCTTGACCAGCCAGACCAGCCCAAGCAGCAAGAACCCAACGGCGTGGCCGCTCAGCGTCGCGTCGATGCCTGGGCCAGCACCTGGGGCATCCGTCAGTTCCAAGCCTTTGGCATGCCGAGCGTGACGGTATGGCGCGAGCTGCGCCGCGTCAGCAAGGATCAACCGGAGCAACTAGATTTGTTCTGCGCCGAAACCCAGCTCAATGTCAAACGTGCCTATCAAGCCTGCCACCGCCACGGTGACGGTGAGAACGCAATGCGCGCGGACTGGCGCATGTTCATGGAAGCCGTGGGCGGCCACAGTTGCAAGCGCCAAGACTGGCTGCTCAAGCCCGCCCGCCGTGCCGCCAAGCCAGGCGCAACCAATATGTACGGCGACGAGCTCACTGCCGGGCCAGTGCGTGGTGTTGAGATTCAGCGTGGCCGAGCTCGCGGCCATTGGCTTGTGAGCCGACGTATTGCGTGGGCGCACTGCACGGAAAAGCCCCAGGCAGCGCACGCCACAGGCGTGGCTGCAGATGCCGATGGCGTCATCGACAGCACAAGCCAAGAGGCGCAGACACGGCAGGCTTTGCCTGCCGCTTGGACTGGTTTCAATAACTTCACGGGCCGCCTTCAAGGCGCTGCCGCTGAGCAGATTTCCATCAGCGGCAACCGTGAATCTGAGGCCAAAACCAGCTGCCTAACCCCAGATTCACCGGCCTACCAGCGCCAAGCACTGGCCAACCGCTTCCAGCAAGCCGCGCACTTCTTCAAAAACGCCCATTGATCCATCACAGGAGGACTCGCTATGCCCGCAAAACGCACCGAACCCAGCCGCGCGGCCGTCAATCCGGCCGCTGGCTTCAAGTACACGCGCGCCGAGAGCACCGATTTGGCCAAGCGCTTTGCCGCCATCCGCCGCGAGCAGGCCAAGGCCCAGCGCGAAGCCGCTGCCGCTGAGTTCGCCCAGGCCCAGCAGTCGCTTGAGCTGGAGCCGACCGCCCAGGTTGTCCCACTTTTCAAGCAAGCCATCTGACCAACCACCACCGGAGCCAAAACATGCATCACAACGTCATTCCGCGCGCAGCTCTGCACAGCTATCGCGCCTTCCTGATTCCTGCCGGCACAAACGCCATTGAACTTGAAGACCTGGCAGACGCCGGTCTGCTTCCCACGATCCGCGTCAAGGCTTCCAGCTGCGAGCACGCCGAAGCGGCGGCCCAGCATGCAAGCGGCAAAAAAGTTCTGCGCGCTGAGCGCGTGGAGGCCTGATTCATGCATACGCAAAAAATCAAGCACTTCCATCTGTTCGGCGGCGCAGGCTCGGGCGCGGCAGGCTTCAAGGATGCAAAGCCGAATATCGGCAACCTGCAGGGCGAAATGGTGCTGCTTGGCGGCATCGATGTGGACGCCCTGGCCTGCGCAGACTTCAAGACCCTGACCGGCGTAGAGCAAGCCTGTGTCGACCTCTTCAGCAAAGACCAGTATGTGAAGTGGCACGGCCACCTGCCGCCCGAAGGCTGGCGCGAGGCCACTGCCGACACCATCCGCGCAGCTGCGCAGTGGCAGTTCCCAGACATTGTGTTTCTGTCCGCCCCCTGCAAGGGTTTCAGCGGCCTGCAGTCGCCTACCCGCGCGTCAACGCCAAAATATCAGGCGCTCAATGAGCTGACGCTGCGCGGCGTGTGGCTGATGCTGGAAGCCTTTGCCGATGATCTTCCCGGCCTGATCGTCTTTGAGAACGTGCCCCGAATTGCTACCCGTGGCCGCCATCTGCTGGATCAGATTGTGTCCATGCTGCAGCACTACGGCTACGCCACTGCAGAAACCACGCATGACTGTGGCGAGCTGGGCGAAGGCCTGAGCCAAAGCCGCCGCCGCTTCCTGCTGGTAGCCCGCCTAGTGCGCAAGGTGCCACCGTTTTTGTATGAGCCACCCAAGCGCCCGCTGCGCTCCGTTGGCGAAGTGCTGAGCAAGTTGCCGCAGCCAGGTGATTCACTGGCTGGCCCCATGCACCGCATGCCTGCGCTGCAGTGGAAAACATGGGTGCGCCTGGCCTTTGTCGAGGCGGGCAGCGACTGGCGCAGCTTGAACCAGCTTGCAGTGCAAGACGGCCAGCTGCGTGACTACCTGATCGTGCCCGAGTGCTACCCCGGCGTGCTGGGCGTTACGCCCTGGTCAAAGCCCACTGGCGTCATCACATCCAAGAGTCGCCCTACCAATGGCGATTTTTCAGTGGCTGACCCACGCTTTGCACCGTCTGCCCAGTGGAAAGACGGCCAAGCTCTGGGCGTGCGCCGCTGGGATGAGCACACCGGCACCGTCGCTGGCCAGCAAGGCCCGCTGCAAGGCGCGTACAGCGTGGCCGACCCGCGCCACGATGGCCCGGCCAAGCATTCCAACGAATTCCGCATCCAGCGCTGGGATCATGCAGCCGCAGCAGTCACCAGCGCACACGGTTCTGGCCAGGCCGTGGCTGACCCTCGCCCCGGTGATGAAGCCTTTGCCAGCGTCAGCGGCTACGACTCGCCCAGCAACACCATCATTGCGGGCAGCACCTCGGGCCAGGGCGCGTTTGCTGTGGCTGACCCGCGCCCCAACAAAAATGGGCGCTTATTCACGAAATACCCCGTGAGCCCATGGAGTGGACACACAGGGACAGTGATCGGTGGTGATGACATGGGAGCTTACGCCGTTGCTGACCCACGCCCCAACATGCACCGCACCAAAGGCGACAACTACCTGACCGGCGGCCATTACGGCGTGGTGCGTTACGACGAGCACGCCTACACCGTCAGCGCATCGGCATGCCACGACAACGGGCAATGGAGTGTGGCCGACCCGCGTGCAGCCAATACTACTGCTGCGATCGAGGAACCCGGCATGCCCCAGCCCAATGACAAGCTGGTGGCACGCATCCGCTCGCTGGACAACACCTGGCACCGCCCTTTCACCACGCTGGAACTGGCCTGCCTGCAATCCTTCATCGACCCCGAGGAATGGTTTGCGCCCTGCGGCCCCGCAAGCCGCGGCGAAAACTTTGTTTTGGCCGGCACAAGTGACCAGCGCTGGCGCGAAGCCATCGGAAACGCTGTACCCCGCAAGTCGGCCAAGGCCATCGGCACCGTCATGGGGCAAACCATCCTGCTGGCGCGCAACGGCGAAACCTTTGTGCTGGGCAGCACGCCCATCTGGGTGCAACCCATCGTGGCAGCTCTGGCAGTTGCCAGCGAGGGAGCGCAAGCATGACCGTCCTGGATTTTATTTTTCAAAGCGTCTGGCACTTCCTCGGTTCAATAGTTCTGATAGTTGTGCTGGGAGAGGCAATCGCATACGTCGTCAAGGCATTCCGCTGACACACAAAAGAACAGGAAAACCGATATGAACACCGCCAACATCCAGCAAAACCCAATCGCCAGCGCAGTGCCTCGTCTGGATACTGCAGGCATCGCCGCCATTCTGGGCGTCACACGAGTGCACGTTACGGATCGCATAACAAAGCGCCCCGACTTTCCAAAGCCGTTCATCAACGTGAGCCGACGCCTGCGCTACTGGCGGCAAAGCGATGTGCAAGCCTGGATGCAGAAAGGGACAAAATGAAAAAGCGCCGAAAGGCGCTTTTGCTTTAACGGGCTCGCTTACCTAGACTTGGGAGCCCGCCAGAGTATGCATGTATCGACTCAGAGCGTCCGTCTGACGGCACATCAACGGGCTGCCGGGCATCATGCAACCGCATATGTCGCTGAATCGCATCAGGCGGAACCGAGAGGCCGCATTTAGGGCAAACAGCCCCTGCAGTAGTAGATGGAGAAACAGGAACCTTCACGAAAGGCTTTGGGCTTGAAGAGCCCTTTCTTTCGTTAACCCGTGCCGTAACAAACCGACGCTCTACAACTGTTCGCGTTACCTTTAAGCTAAGCCGCTCCCTCACGGCCCCAATGGGCGCTATGGGCGCCGAAGGAGATATAGGTTCTGGTAATTCTGAAACCGCCGATGGGACGGGTAAACCTTCGCTTTGAGCCCCTGAATTGGAATCAAATTTTCGACGCTTAAAGTTCTTCGCTGCAGGATGAGACAAGCGCATATGAGTTGTGATGAAGTTATCCATCACAACATCACCACATATTTCACACGTACAGGTTTTGAAATCAATAGTCATTGATCGCACTCACAGAATTCTGTTACCAAAAATCACGAGTGAATCTTAGGCGTGGCAAATCTATATTCGAGCGGCAATATCTTCCGGGCTTTCCCTATAGTAGGTATTGAACAGCTCATTAATGTTGACGTGGCCACTGATCCGCGCCAATGTCATCACGTCCACCCGCTTGCTAAGAAGCGTCAGTGACGTAGCGCGAAGATCGTGAAAACGCAGCCCTTCAACCATACAGCGGTCGCGCAGCTTGCGATAGAGGGCATCACGGCTGGCATCGTTGATGGTGAAATAGGTGTCCCGGCCGTCTCGATGGGCCTGATCTTCCAGAATCTTGAGCAAGCGCACTGCCCGCGTGGTCAGAGGCACACGGCGTGCCCCAACGGTGGTTTCTGTCTTGTGGTGTGCGAGCTCGTAAACCTTGCGCTTGAGGTCGGCCGTATTGCGCGACAGCTTCAAAATCTCGCCGCTGCGCATGGCTGTATGCAGTGCAATCATCATCGCCCAGCCGGTTTCCTGCATCGCCGTCTGTGGGGCCACGCGCAGCGATACACCCGCTGAGCGCAGAATGCGGCGCACTTCCATCCAGTGGCTGACGCGACGGCGGGCATAGGATGCTGCGGGTAGGGTAATTTCCTTCCATGGGCTGCTGCCTGCCCACTTCCACTGCTTGATAGCAAGTGTCCAGATGGGGCGGTATTGCTGGGCCTCACGCAACACGCTTGCCCCGCTGACATGCTGCAGCCGAGCGTCACGCCATGCGGCCAGGTCGTTGCCAGTGACCTGGTGGAATACCTTATTTGCCAACTCCGGATAGTCACGAAGCCAAGCATCAAAGCGCAGGTTGTCGGCCCGCACGGTGCTGCCAGTCTTCTTGTTCGTGACCTCGCTGCGGTAGCGCTCAACCGCCTCGGCCAACGTGCGCTGCGGGAATTCTCCCCGTGCGCCCGCAAGAATCGCCGCCTCTTCTGCCACGGCCCAGGCCTGGGCCTCTGCCTTTGTGGGCCGCGTGGCTGTCTTGCGCACGCCTGCCCGCTCAACTTCTGCGCGCCAGCCGTTCTTAACCTTTCTCAGATACGCCAT